AACATGCGAAGAGTTTAACATCAACACACCTCAACGCATTGCTTCTTTCATTGCCCAGTGTTCGCATGAGAGTGGTGGTTTCACCATGTTGAAAGAAAACCTCAACTATCGTGCAGCAACATTGGCAGCATGCTGGCCCAATCGGTTTGCTGAAATGGGGCCAGATAAGAAGCCTAAGAAAGACGCTCAGGGGAAACTCATTCCAACCGCAGTAGCAAATTCCATAGCCGGGAAGCCAGAACTTATAGCTAATTTGGTTTACTCGGGTCGTATGGGAAATGGTCCTGCTGAATCTGGTGAAGCGGCCAAATTTATTGGCAGAGGTCTGAAGCAACTGACAGGAAAATACAATTATGATAAATGTGGCTCCTATCTTGGCCTTGATTTGGTGGCTAACCCTGACCTGCTACTTGAACCTAGTGCCGCTTGTCGTTCTGCTGGGTGGTTTTGGAAGACAAACAATCTAGAAAGTTTTGCCGATGCTGGTGACATCAAAGGCATGACCAAGAAGATTAATGGAGGCTATATTGGCCTAGAGGAACGAGAAAAGAAATATCAGGCTGTTTTAGCAGCTTTTTAACAGAAAAGCCCCTATTAAGGGGCTTTCTTATTTGGTGGGTACTCGCTGCGTCTCACTTAACGGGCTATTCTCCTTGGGGCATAGCAACCCCCGGTGGCCCTCTACTCGGCTCCCTGTATCCCGTGGAGCATCCGCTTTCCCCTTAACCTTTAGACGAACAAGAAACTAATCTGAAAAAACCCTAGTGCAAGCACAACGGCATTACAGAATTCGTACATATCTTCGTCCACTTCAACTACGGCTGTGTCTAGGTGGTAAAGCCCAAACACTAAGCCTCCTGTCCATGAGAAATCTATTACCATTATAGCTCCTTAAAAGGCGATTTCACAAGCGCCAGCGGTACATGCAAGGGTTTGTGTTCCTTCCACATTGTCTGTCACTTCGATGAAGCTGTCCCAATCAATTTCTTTCGGCATCCCATTCGCCAGAATATTAAACTCCGCTTCAGTGATCTCTTCATAGGGAGCTTGACGATAAGTGCCACCATCGTATGGCAAAAACGATACACCAGTGATTTCATCGAAATGCTCCCATACCCATGCGCCTACTTTGGGCCATTCATCTTCTTTTACACTAATTGTAACTGACGGTTTGTGTTCACACCAATGACGTTGAAAAACAAGCCACAATTGCAGATGCTCAATCGCTGTCAGATGTTCACGCAACACAGCGCCTTTGCCTACTTGAACAGGAAAACTAAACACCGTAGTGGAGTCAGGTTTCATGACACAAGGTTCAGCAGGAAAGCCTGCCTGCTTTAGAAAGGCAGTAAGTGGGTCTTTATTATCAGATCGGACACGCCGGATGTAAAACTCAGCGTGCTGAGGATGAATACCGCTAGCTGTTCCTGTGAGTTGGGAGACAGTTCCTTCGGGTTTAACACAAGTGATCGCAGCACTACGATTGATGCCAATACTGTCAGCAAATTGAGCATTAGTGTCAATAGCAACATTTTTCAATTCCTCCAAACGGTTGGGCAAATCTTCATCATAGGGCTGATTGAGCAACGGACAATCCAAAATACCTGTCATCGACACACCAAGCAAACGCTCTTCCTCTGTGTTTGTCTGCCAAATCTTACGCAGATAGGGGAAGTGAGTTAACGTGCTTTGGAACGTGCCGAGGATGGTGGCGAGCCGGACTTTGCGTTTGAGATTGTCCAACGTGTCATCCGATTTGACAGCAACAGAAGATAGGTTGCAAAATTGGTAAGGGCGAAGGATGATTTCAGAACAAGGATTAGTACCCCACTCTTTGCCCAATTCACGCCGTTCATTCTTAGCCACTTGTAGCTCAGAGGCAAGACGGTTGAATATACCACGTTCCCCGGAGTGGCTTTCATAGATATTGCTCCATTCACGCATAAATTGACCGACATCTGGCTTTTGAGTGTAGACAGCAGAGTTGTTAGCCAACGCTCGTTGGCCCTGACCGTCCCACCAATTACCAGATTTGCTGTGTGCCATTCTATCATCCGACAGATCGCTAAGAGAAATCATAGCCGAACGACGAACACCGCCAACCACAACGACTTCTCCGATTTTACACAGGATGTCGTGTGCTTCGAGGGAGTGAAGCTTCCTACCTTTAGCTGTTTTAAACTTATCCACCGTATATCTGAACAGTTCCACCAAAGGCTCGGGACCAGATGCACGTCCTCCAAAAGTCTTAAGCCGTGTACCTGCTGGACGAACCGCCGAAACATCCCAAAGCGGAATTTCACCAGCGTATAATAGGGCGATAAGTTGACGAAGTGCCTTAGCCCAGCCTTCTTTGGAGTCTTTAACCACAATAGTAGTAGAAGAATTGAACAACTCAGAAGGGATTTCAGGGAGTTTAGAGACATATTTTTGCTCCACAGAGAAGCCAACACCAGTGCCACACAGCAGGATGTACATGGCTTCATCAAAGGCTTTAACGTCGTCAATGGGCAAATACGAGCAATTGTAGCCAGCAATGTTTTGACGCTCCAACGCTTCACCAGCAGTCATAATGGAACGCATGGATGGCAACACCTCACGGTTTGTAATGGCCTGTTTCAGTTCGGTGTACAGGTCCATTCCCATGTGGTAATTATGCTTCTCAATTAGATGAGTATCCATGAATTGCATGTAACGATCAACTGTCTCATCCCAATGCTCACGACGGCCCTTGCTGTCCAAAAAGCGGCTATACCGTGATTTGGCGATGTAGGTTTGATAGGGGGTCATTATTTTCCTTCTTCTAGTTCAATGAGTTTATCCAAATAGTGGCGAGCCTTTTTCAGATCGTCCACGCCTCCCTTGTCTTTCCAACGGGACACGTATTTTACGCAGTTTCCAGTGAAATAGCAAAGGTTATTTGCATAAATATAGTCCCAAGGCTGAATTGATTTGTCCTTGTAATGCTTTCCTGCTACCTGATTGTCGTTAGCTGTCGCGTTTGTGACACTAACATTTGCTTCTCCGGGCAAGCATTTTAGAACATATTCTTTTACAGTGGCTTCATTGGGTTGCCAGTGATAAAGCTCATGTTGTATACAATCCTCACAAATTGTGTTCGGGTAGGAGCGTTTCCCGTACTTGCACGTTTGACAACTCTTTTCTGTTTCCATATTTGCGCTCCAAATATTCAATTGACAAGAACATCTCATCGAAATGTCCATCGTTCACTTCGTTCATCACCAACAAGCCACGCCAATGTCGGTTACTTAGCCTATCCATGTAGCTTTCATCGTGAAGATAATAACTCCCCACAACAATAGCAGTAAGAGGTTGTCCGTCAGCACGTTTACCATAGGCCACGGCCTTGCCCTGCTGGTGTCCAGCAATACACGACATATGTAGCTTACTGATAATAACAGCAGGAGAAGATGCAGGTCTTCCCATTGCGCCGACAGGCCAATAATGATTGAAGCCAACGCCGTTAATAAAAACGGGATGTAAGAACGGAAATACTTCCCAATCTTTTTCATATTCAAGGTCTGAAACATTGATGAGTCCTTCCAATGTTGGATTGTTGTTTACAGCCCTGTCAATGCGGTTTTCATGGTTTCCCAATGTCATCACCATGCGGGGCTTATAAATCTTTTCCTTGTTCTTCTTTTGGCGCGCTTGAAGGTCTTTCAGCGGAGCCAATAGGATGTCCATCGCTTTGTGAACAATTTCAACATCCTTCTTATATCGCAAGCCCTCAAAATATTTGGAGCCTTTGATGTCGTGGCTAGACAGACTAGGCATGTCAGCAAAGTCACCAATGTTAACAATAACATCGGGACGATAGTCAACAATGGCTTCGCCTGCCCAAGAAAGATGCTCCAACGGAACACCTTCCTTCACTTGGCAATCAGGAATGACAAGAATTCTCATTAGAATGGCGCTTTTTCTTTTGCCCATTTTGGAACATGGGGGTTGCCATGATAGTCCACCTGAGAACCAATTTCATACCCGTAAGCTGCTGACAACAAAGTGATGAAATCTGTCAAGATAGCATCCCACGAAGTTCCTTCAGGATAGTTTCGATTGAATTGCCAACGTCCAAAAGACGATTCTATGGTTGTGTAAACAGATGTTCCATTCTCGTCAAAATTATCGATCATCGCCTGACCCTCCAATTGTTCCACGTTGTAAACGACCCTCTAGCTTCTCAATGTTAATTTTTGCAATGTCGGATAGTTTGACATCGTAAAGTTTTGCAATGGAAGCCACAAACCACAGACAGTCTCCAAGTTCCTTCATCAAATTATCCTTGATGGGGTAGAGATTACGATTGGCATCACGCAAAAACTTAGCATAAACGCCAGCCACTTCGCCAGCTTCTGCTGCTAGGCCGGGGATGAGATACATCAAGCCTTTGGCAGAGGGTTGAGCATAGGTGAATGCCTGTTCTTGATAGGCGTCCAAATCACTCATGTGTTCGATGTCGATTGCGCTGATTCCTGACATTCTTTTAACTCCTCAAGTTTCTGTTTTTGTAGAAGTTTAAGCCCTTCTACAAGGCCCATGCAAACGGCATATTCAAGCAATGATCTCATTTCGTCAGGAGACATATCCAACTCAACCACTGCACTGCCGTCCTCCATTTCAGTCATAGAAAGTACTTGCATTATGCTTCCCTCGCTTTTAGCATGGCATCTGCCATTTGATATGAAATCCATGCTATACTGACTGATTCAAGACCACCCTCATTTGCATCTTTCTGACAAATTATTGCTTGCATTGCATTGGCAGCAAAGTAGTCGCGCAGGGTCATTCCACCGCCTTCAGTGTCACATTTGGTATAACCGCCGTGATATGTGGGGAACGCTGGCCCACCGTTCATTTTTGTTTCCATCTCTTACGCTCCTCTCGTTCATTCTGTGTCTTTATGCCGTGGCACGTATGACACAACACTTGGAAACCGTCAGCCTCACAGAACATCCGTTCAATGTAAACATCCCAAGAAACAAAACCTGTTTTGGGGTTTACAACGGGGTCAATGTGGTCAACAGCAACGTCTGCTCCCTTAAAAAACTTACCGCATCCTGCACACTTGTAATGGAATATTTCCTTACCTGTGGCACGATTTAGTTTTTTACCGACACACGCATCTTTAAGAGCTTGATGTTTTTGAGGCCATCTGCGCGTTGCTGCACGTAAGGCACTCTTGATGAAACTATCAAATCTGCTTTTGGTCCATTGTCCTCCATTATGTTTTTGTCTTGTCATACTGGTGTAGAAAGCTTCCAAATGTGTCTGTAAATTCTTCGTCGTGTGTGGTGCGTCCCATTGCAAACAAGACAGCATGTACAAGCTCATGAAAGAATGTTTGAGAGGTTAATTGCTCATTCATTCCTTCTCGGATGTAGATGGTTTGAGTGGCTGGGTCGCATCTTCCGTATTCGCTGAGGTCTGCCCTGTAGACGATTGTCCAGTCAAACCCTGCGAGTTGGAAGGAGGTTGGTATGGTTGGTTTGGGTGTCTTAGGAGCCACAGCAAATGCCCATTCTCTGTAACACGTTCAACACCATTTTGTCCATCATCGTTGTAAGCTTTAACGCATACATCAAACATCTCCTGTTCTGTTTTACAAGGGCCAATTAGTTTCTCTGCTTTCACAGGACCACAGCCCTTGATGCCGATAATGTTGTCCACTCTGTCGCCTGTTAAAATCTGCTTATAGAAATTCTTTAAGCCTTCTTCTTCAGTGACATTGTAGAAACTGTTCTTGACGAAATTGTAATGGTTGCCTGCAATTTGATCGAGGTCTTTGTCAATAGAAACAATGACACAATTATCACCTAGCTCTGTGGCTCTAATGGCAATGGCATCATCTGCTTCCATTCCTTCAATCAAAGAGGCTCCCATTTCAAGTAAGTAGGCA